TGTGGCGAGAACAATTACAGAATGTATTGCCCAACTTGCCGACATGGACCACAAAGGACGTCTCACCGCTCAAGCTACTCACGCACCAGTTCTTATTACAACAGGAGAACCTTTGGTTAGACCTGGTTACAGAACCATTACCTTGGGAGGAGTGGGTTTCTCGATACCCCTTGTGGAGGCAAAGACAGTTAACAGAAGCACGGGAGAAAACGTTAGAACAGTGGCTAACCAACAAAGATGCCGTGGTAAAGTGTTTCCTAAAAATAGAAACCAGTCAAGACAACATAGACCCACGCAACATTTCTCCAAGAAGTGATGCGTTCTTGTCTATCGTGGGGCCATATATATCTGCCATTGAACATTCAGCCATAGAAGCTCCTTATTTAATTAAGGGGATTGATTTGAAACAGCGTGTCCAGAAAATGCAAACTTTGAAACAATTTGATTACTTCTTAGAAATTGATTATAGTAGATTTGATATGAGTATATCTTATGAAATCCTGAGTCAATTTGAATGGGTTTGGTTGACAGAACCCTTCCAAAGTGAAGAACATCTTTTGTTTCGGACTGCTTTGGCACTCGCATTAACGACTAAAGGAGTGTCTGAGTTAGGCATTAGATACGTTTTGGCTGGTGGCAGATGTAGTGGTGACGCCCATACTTCAATAGGCAATGGAATATTGAACAGATTTATGACTTGGATATGTCTGAAGAAATTGCCTATTGATGCATGGACTATGTTTTGTGAGGGGGATGATGCAATATTGGGTGTTACAGCAGAATACAAAGATGCTGCTATACAGTGTTTGGAAGTTTTGAAGACTTTTGGTTTTCAGATCAAGATGGACGTGTGCAATGGTATAAGCACCGCTTCCTTTTGTGGCATGTTCCTTTATGGTGATTGCCAACTTGGCATGTACTCTGACTTTTATCGTACGTTTGCCAAGATACACACCGTATGTTCGAACGGCAACCCCAGAACACTAGCTGTAGCTAAATGTTTGTCATATTTGGCATTAAACCCCTCTACCCCGATTTTGACTGAATTTTGTCTTATGATCTTGAGGTGCTTGGACATTACTAGATCACAACTTAAACGTGGTGTGTCACGGATGCGAGCTGATAAGAGTATGCCTTATTATGTGAATCAGACCAAAAACCGTATCTTAGAAGTATATGATTGTACACCGATGAATAATATAAGGCCAGATTGTAGAGCCGCATTTGCCATGCGTACTGGTTTATCTCCCTCAACTCAAGTGAGGTTTGAGAATTATTATAAATCGTTAACATATATACCTGATCAGTTCGATCAAGTACCTTATGACGTGACCTATGATGGACCGGGTTCCCACATTTATTTTGGGAACACTTGGTCCACTAAATAATTTCAACATGCCTACCAATAAGATTTTGAAGACCGCTAAGCGTACTGAGAAGAAAGTTGATAAACTCACTAAGGAGATCAAGCCTTCCACAACGAATAAGCGTAATCGACGACGTAGATACCGACGCAGGACAAAGAATGTTGTTGAGAATTTGGATGGTTTGAATAATCAGTCCATGGGAGTGATTGCACAAACAACCGAAAATCCCTTTACTTCTGGGAAAATGCGTAGTAGGGTTAGAATTGAAGGTGAAGGCCTTAATTCGTTGCCCCCTCGTTGTCAGGAATTCGTACACCGACACTGTAATCCATGCGGTGAAAAGATAACTTTCACCGAAAATTCCAAAGTTCCGGATGGTGGTTTGCCAAATAGTACAGTGTTAGAATTGAGAGAAGCGTTGATTGTACGGATGCCTGGAATGAGTGCTAACACTACTTTGCCATTGACTGGAGCTAGTTGGACTTTAACCGTCATTCATTTGCCTTTGTTTCGTAACCCAGTAATCTTGGTCGCCAATATTCAGAATAGCGAGATGACCACTATTGACCGGGCCGCGCTTATTAGGGATTGGAATACTTCAGAACATCCTCCAGTTTATCCTGATTGGCGACAACTCGATGGTCTTGACACTTACTATGCTGCCGTGCAGTGGACGGGGTTGAGGAATGTTGATCCGCCCACTGACACTGGTACAGCTGCTATACAGCAGTTTAGAATCACAGCTGATGGTATGACCATGTTTAATAACACTCCTGATTTGATTAACCAGGGTATGGTTGTCGGGGCACAGTGGCCTGCTAATAGGGCCGTCAAAGTGGAGACTGCAGATGCTGAGGTTGCAGGTTATACGGGATTATTGCACGTGTATTCCAGTGAAAACAATTTTAGGCTGGAAGTTCCTATTCCCATTGATTTGGACACAGCTAATACTGTTTCATACAATAATATGAGTGCGCTCAATGTTGGCGCTACAGCCGACTTAGGTTGGCGTTACTTAGCATTTAGGGCTTCTTCCAACGTTGCTGATATTGTAGAAACTGCTGTGGCTGAATGGGATATGATAGTGAATGATATCACCATTTCTGCTGGTGACACCTTGACATATGTGATATCTCGTGCTGCTGGAGGTCTGTGGTCAGCCAGTGTTACTAATACTACTACTTCAACTCTGATATTCTCATTCACTGGAGTCATAAACCCTAATGTCTATTATGGGTGGACATTAGTTTCCACTGCTGAATTTCCGACGATTACCACTCTCCAATTGCCCCCAACTGATACCGAAAATATAATACAATCCACTCCTAAGGCTGTATATATGTCAGCAAAGGAACAGAATGGCATATACATGGTTAAACGTATATTCCAACCTATTTTCAATGTCCAGGAAGCTAGTGAGCGTCGCCAGATCGTTCTGACTGACGCTGAGTATTCTAGGGAATTTACTGTTGCGCCTAGAGATGTTTTGGATCTAAATTATGGGGTGGGTTGTACTGTGTGGAGCTCAATACCAACAAGTTGTGCTCCTGCTATTAAGTTAGTGCGAGATGTGGAGATAGTAGCAGGAGAGAATAGTGCCTATATGCCTTTTATGAAATCAAATGGTGACAAGTGCGAAGCTGCGCTCACCATTTGCCATATGATGGGAGTACATCATCCTTTTATGTATCCAGAATCTTATAATATATTGGGCGGGCTAATGGGCATTATTAGTAATGTGGTGTCTAAAATTCCAATCTTGGGTAACGTGGTGGGAGCTATACCTGGTATCATTAAGACCATCACTGGCAATGAACAGAAAGAGGAGTCTGGTTCATCTCAGAATCGTTTAGCGTCAACCAATATTGAAGAGCTTGCTAAGTTGGCACAGTTACTTATGTCCCAATTGAAGCTTAATTAAATACCGACTTTGACAGGGCTATGCCGGAAGTCAATGCCGGCACTAAATAAATAGTTTATCTATTAGTTTTATGTTTGTTATATTGCAATTTATTTGTTTGGCAGTATGTCTAGGGTCCATAATCGCCATTGTCCCGAATGCAATTCCGTTGCTTGGAGTTACGTTCGTGATATTGGGAATTGTTATCGCTGTGAAGCTAATTTCATTGTTGGTTTTACTCGCAATTTCGCTATGCGCGACTCGCACCTTCATTACACTGAAGTTTTAGCTCGCGAGTGCTTGCAGACAGGCATTGAGATGGCCTGGAAAGCGAAGAAAGAATTGTTTGTGGACCGTATGTACGTATTTGATGCCGTTGACTATTTTGACTGCAATAGTAATTTAATAACCGTAGGTGGTATTAGATATAAGACTAAGATTCCAATTGTTTTGGGCATTATGCAGAGCCCATCCTTTGCCGTGCTTTCAAGCGCAGCTCAGAAGACGTTCAGGCATGTAGCCGGCTCCGTTGATGACTATCTAAAGATAGCTCATATGACGGCGTTGACTACTGACGACATTGGAGTCTATATTGAACATCAAGAACCTGAACGTAAACAGGATTTAACTCATTGACCGAGGCCACGCGGAGTACGGACGAGGGTACAGTTGACTGGTTAAGTCTTGTTTGAGGTGGGTGAACCTCCGTAATCTAAAGTTTCCACCTTATCAGGG